CGTCGGGAAACTTCGCGGTGATCCGCTGGTAGCGCGCGATCTCGCGATTGAACATGTCATCGTCCTGGCGGATGTCGGCGACCTCGTCGAGCCCGGAGATGTCCCACTTCCAGTCGTTGTCTGGGACGCACAGCATCATGATCGAGATCAGCACGCCGAACACGTTGCGCTCCGGCGGCACGCCACGGAAGTTCTTCAGGTTGAAGTGCGACGGTCGGTGCCAGTACAGCCGATAGCCGTGCTCGACCAGCCACGCGATCAGCGCCTCGCTCTTTCCCTGATCCTCGTTCTCGACGTAGATGATCGGCTTGAATTTCGCGATCGTCTTCTCGGCGCCCTTGAGCACCTGCAGCTCGTGGCGATCGACATCGATCTTGATGAAGTCGCACTTCTTGAGACGCAGGCTGTCGATGGTCCGACATGATACTTCCAACTCGCCGACGTTGATGTCGGGCCGGGTGTAGGCGTGCAGCGCGTCCTGCTTGGAGACCTTCACCGTGCCGGTGGTGTCGCTCGCGGCAACCGGGATCACCGTGACGTTGTTGAGATCGTTTTGCTCGATGTTCTTCTCTAAGAGCGTGACGTTCTGTGCCGACGCCTCGAACGCGATCACTGTCCCGGTGTCGCCGACCAGCTTCGCCATCGGCACCGTGAACGCCCCGATGTTGGCACCGACATCGATCGCGACATGACCTTCGCGTAGACATTTCTCGAAGACGACGACTTCGCCCTCGCTGTACTCGCCGTACACGGCGAGTGACATACCGACGAGTTCATCCTCGTTGAAAATGGTGAAGGTGCCGTGGCGGCACTCGAAGGTGTCCGAGGTGAGCGTCGGCTTCTCAAGCATGGTGGGTCCCCTGATGATTGTCCGCCGCGCGCGATGCGGCGCGGCGAACGTACCCCCAAGCTTATTGATTGGGAATTCGGATGTTGAAGCTCGTGAGCGTGAAGGTGTTTCCCGCGGTGACCACCTGGGCGGCACTCAACGTACCGTGCGCATAGAGCGTGCCGGCGGCGTAGACCGCCCACCACGATGCCGTCCCCGACGTGGTGATGGTGCCGTCGGTGATCGAGTTCGACGACACCATACGCCCATTGGGCGAGCCCGCTGCAGGCGCACCGAACACGCCACCGACGCCCCAGCTCTTGTAACCGAGCAAGCCCGAGGTCGCGGCAATCGCGAGCGTGGTCGGCTCGGTCGAGCAGATCGAGAGATACGAAGCGAGCGTCGAGAGCTGGTTCAAGCCGAAATCGAGCACGGGGTTTTCGAGCTGTGCGACCATGTCGTGGTCTCCTTGGGTTGCGGTGGTCAAAAGGGTGGCGTCGCCCCACAAGCGGAGCGGTCGCGTCACGTGAAGTTTTGGATTAGCCGACTAACGGCGTCGTCGGGCCGCCCGGCTTGTTCGATGGTGCCGGCGGCGATGGTGCCGGTGTGCCCTGCCGCAGGAAGATTTCTCTACCACCGATGATCTGGACGGCATTGACATCCAGCCACGTCACGTAGCCTTGGCGGCTGTAGATGTGCTCAGCGGTCGAGCACCAATAGGTACCGTCGACACCGGGCCGGGCACCGTCGAGCACCACGAAGCAATTGCCCTGCGCGTTCGGTTCGCCGTTGATGACGATGCGGCCGGGTCCTTGCTGTTGGCCGATACCGTCATCGTCGCCGGAGTTCTCGGCGGTGGCCTGCTCTTGATTGGGTGCCGGCTGCGATCGCTGGAATTCAGAGGAGGCAAGATTGAGCGCTTGGGACTTGATCGCCTGCGTAACCTTCTGCCACGCCCCGCCGCTGACATCGAAGAAGTGGCCGCCGGTCTGCGCCCACATCGGCCGTGACGACAACGGCCGCACCCGCCAGCCGATCAGGTTCTTTCCCCACACCGCGGTGACATCCGGTGTATCCGTGCCGTCGATGTTCTCACCCTTCTTGGTGAATTGACCGACGGTGCCCTGCTTGACACGAAACACCGCGCCCATCTGATCGGCGAGACGCTTGGCGAAGTGGTAGTAGCTCTCGCCAGCTTGCTGCCAGTAGTCTTGCTGCATCGTCATCGCGTCGAAATCGGGATGCACGTCGATGGTGTGGTGAGCCACTTGCGCCGCCTCCTTCAACACCAGCGACACCGGGATCATCTTCCCCGCCTCTTCGCCGTCAGGCGCGCCCATGCCCCAGTGATTATACTGTGGCTCCTTGCCGCCCTTGAGCTGCTCACCGCCAAAGCCGTGCACCCACATCCGACGGCCGCCTTGCTTGCGGCCGAAGCCGTGCTCGATGTCGTGAACGACGCCGTCCCAGACGATCGGCGAATACTCACCGCGCCAACCGATGAGGACTTTGAGCGGCGAGTCGATCGGCGGGATCGGCAGCGTGCCGTCGCGATCGTCGAGTTCGATCTCGCACTGGTAGTCTTCGATGTGGGCGCCGGTTAGAAGCCGCATGCTGATCAGGAACGGCAGCGTCTTCGCGGTGATCCACATGCCGGCAAATTGAATGCCGATATCGGCGCGCAGCCGATTGGCTTGCTGCGGATCGGCGATGTTCGCATAGGGACTGGTACTTGGATCGTAGATGGTGGGATCGGCGAGCGTGACGGTGAGTGCCATCAGATGGTGTACCCCTGCTTATCGGTCCAAAGACTATCCTGGCTCTTCACCTGCGGCTTGCCGGCGATGAGATCGGGATCGATCGGCACTCGCACGAAGGTGCCGACCGGAATGAACGGCGACACGCGGTGGCAGAACGCGAGCTGCGGATTGGCGTCGAGCATGGTCTCGACGATGCCAATCGCCTTGTTCTTGTAGCGCTTCCACACGATCAGATCGGCGGTGACGTATTCGCTCGCCACCTGCCAGAGTTCGAATCCAGTAATCATATTCCCCATCGCGCCGCAGCGCCCTTTCTGCCAGCCTCTTGAAGCATGGCTTTTCTTCCGGGATTCGATGCCAACCGCTTCATCGTTTTTGAGTGCTGTGCTCGCCAGCTTGGCGTCTGTTGATGATCTGGCGTCCGTCCAAAATGTGGAGCTGAGCTGTTAGCCTCATGTGAAACGATTTCGACATTGCCGATCTCGTAATCGCCTTGATCATTAAAACGAGCCATCACAAAACAGCCGCTCTTTCTGCCGCGAAGATTGAACTTGCCAGAGGCAGACCAGATCGAAAGCCATTGCTCAAACGTCAAAGCAAATCGAATCTGACGCTGCCTCGCAGAGTTGCGATGATCGCGATAGCCGATCCACTCCGGGCTTTTTGCATCAACACCGGGTGGACGACCTCTGGACTTTGGTGACGCCATCAGGCTGCCGCCCCCGTGGTCTGCCATATCTGCGAAAAGTAGCTGGACGAGTTCGGCACCGGCATTCGCGCCATCACCGCCTCGAAGGTGACCTGCTGGCCGACGCCCTGGGTCGAGAGAAATGTGTGCGAGCGCACCAAGCGCTCACACACGAACCAGCCCATCATGATGCCTGGGTTGCCGCGTATTATCGCGTTGACGACACCGTTCGCCCGCATCGCTTCGAAGCTCTCCAACTCGCTGAAGCCGCCGATGCGATAGGGGAAGATGCGCCCACGCAGGTGCAGCAGCTCGTCGTTCTCGCCGACCCACTCGCGATAGATCGGCGCGCCCGCGATCTCCTTGTGCGCCCAGTCCGTTGCAGTCTCGTGGTCGACCTCGTGGACATTGAGCGGGAAGACCTCGAATTGAATCGTACCCCAGCTGTAGAGGACCGGCCGACCGCCGCCGTCAGCAAAGGTCGGCGCCCACCATCCCGTGCCATCGGACTTGGTGCTGGTGAAATCCGGTAAGCCAGCTTGTGCACTGTTGGGCATCAGGCGAATCCTATGTTGCCAGCGTGAGCTGCTTGATGCTGACGTTGGGCGTGACGGCTACCTATCTGATCGGTGTAGCGCGCCGCACGTTCGATCTGCCGCCGCGGCGGCGGCTCGACTTCCATCGAGACCTTGAGCTTCTTGGGCTGCGGCTTGAACGCTTCGGCCGTCGGTGGCTTATACCGACCCGGTATGTCGTACTCTGCCGAGCCGTACGGCAGCGATCCTTCACCACTGCTGGTGTCCAAATATCCACCGGCAGTAATAAGGTTACGACCTGCTCGCATGCTGCTCGGTAATTGGCCGCCCTCAAATCGTTTGTAACGAATATTTCCACCGCCGAATTTTCGCGGATCACCACCGTACTCGCGAGAGATCGCTCCCATCGAGATGTCGGTCCCACCGTGCCCCTTGTGACCAGGACCGGTGTCGGTCACTCGCTGCAGTGTCCACGATCCGTCTGGCAACTGCACCTGATATAGCTTGTTGAGTTCTGGACCGCTGGTCTCAGTGCCACCAAACGGTGTACCCGGCAATGAAATGCCCTGATGCTCTTCTTTCACTCTCGCTTGGTTTGAACCAAACGCATCACCCGGGTCGGTCACTCTAGGAATGCCGCGACTCGGATCACCGGGATGACCGCCGTATGTCGTCGCTTTGGTGTAGTACCCACCTCCGGGGTCTGGACCGTACCTCGCAGTGTCAGGATTGAAGCCAGGAGTCTGTTGCCTCGGTAGACCGGTCGATGCTCCAACCATCGGTACGACGCTGTCGCCGGCATTGAGCGTCGAGATCGTCGCCTTGTCGGTCACCCGCTTGATGGCGCCGTCAGAGCCCATGATCAGCTCTCGCCCTTTCTCGCCGGTCATCGCCAGGGTGTTGCGATCGACGGTGCCACCCTCGGCGAATTTTTTAGGATCACCCGGCGCATCTCCGCCACCGCGCAGGCGAGCTTTCGACCTGTCCCACAGCCATCTGTAGGTCTCAAACTGCTTGAGGGTCAACGCGCCCTGCGGTGTAAGCGCGAACAGGGTTAACCAAAGGTCTTTAGCCTTGGAGAAGGTCAAGTCCTCACCGATCGATTTTACTTCTGCCTGCAGATCAACAAGATTTTGTTTGAAGCCATCGACGGCTTTGGACATCGCCCTTAAGACATCAATCGCGTCCGACATGCTGCCAACCACCACTGCCAGCTCGTGGAGCGACTCGGCGAGACGATGAAGCTCAAGCGCCGCCGACTCGCTGAAAATCTCAAGGTCCTTGAGCGGGGTCGGCTCTGTCTTCCATAGATCATGAATAACCTCGCGCTGCGTCTCCCACGCCTTGATGAGGTCTTTGGTGCGCGGATCGGCTTGCAGTTTGCGATAGAAGTCCTGACTGGCTGGATCGTTGCGACGAAACGCTTCGTCGAAGAACTCGATCAGGGTTACCTTTCCCTTCGTCAGTCTCTCGATCCAGTCGTCCATTCTGGAGTCGTTGCCCTTCTGTTCAAGGATCGGGTCCATGAACTCCGTCATCGCATTGGCGGCGGCGATCGGATTGTTCTGGAAGGCCGGTGTCAACCCGGAGACGATGACGGCGATTTGCTTCTGCAGCTCGGCGCCTTGAAGTCCGGCCTTGTGGAAGTTATCCGACACCATCGTGGTGGCTGTGACGCCACGCTGACCGGTCCGCATGAGAGCCTGCGTCGACTTATCGAGAAACCCTGGCATGTCCGCAGGCTTGACGCCAGCGATAGTGGCTTGCTGGGCCAATGCCACCACTGACTGCCAGTCTGCTCTGACAGCAGCGCCGAACATTTGCAGCGGTTGAAAGCTATCAATGAGCTTTTTGTTAGTGGTCGCGAGATGGTCCCATTCAAGAGCCAGCTGTTCTGGGTATTTTCCGACCGTCGGACCTAATTCATGAAACCGCTGAAACAGCGCCTTGAGTTCTTCATTGCTGAGATGCATCGACGCCCGCAGATAGTTTTCGGCAGTCTCTCTATCGGCATAGGCCGTAACTATCTTTTCGATGGCCTCGACGAAATCCTTCGACACCTCCTCGCGAGCGCCGCGGATGAACCCAATGGAGAAACCAGTAAGGCCGGCAGCCGCCGCATCGAACGCCCCGGCGATGCTATCCTTGCTTTTGCCGGCGACGCGGTTCGCCATGTGCTTCGCCGCTTCGTCATGATCCTTGACGCGCTGCGTGGCGTTCTTCCAGAACTGATCGGTGGTTTTGAAATACTCGGCGAAGTTCTTGGTGGCGTCGTTGAATGCGTTCTTGATATTGACGCTGGCGCCAATGGTGACTTTGTTTTCGACGAGTTCGACCATCACGCATATCCAATGTCGCCGCCATGGCGATGGCGGTCATGGCGGCTCTGCGCGATCGAGGCGATGCGCGAGTTGTGGCGGTCGGGCGGCGCCGTCTTCTCGTGCTGGCGCGGATGGGTGATATTCATCGTCGTCTTGATCGGCTTCGACAATGCCTCGCGCTGCCGACGGACGTTTTCCAATTGAGTGTGATCCTCCTCAATTGGCGGTTTCTTGGGATCATCTGGATCAGGCGAGTCCGCACTGCGCTCGCCGGTCTGCGGACCGCCACCACCGCCGCCTTGCGGAGCAATGCTGTACTTGTTGGGGATCGCGCCTGCAGTCGGATCGTCCTTCGCCGTTGCCGTCCCCGTGCCCGGCGTCATGCCAATCGCGCGATAGCCGCTGCCATATTTGTATTTGCGGATGTCACCCATGCCGCCGGTCGTCTTGATGTTTCCCCATGGCTGATTGCCACGGTAGCCGCCGCTCCACGTGCCGGCGGCCATCCGACCTTCGCCGCCAGCGAAGTCACCATGCATGAGGTCCATGGCGCCGTAGACATAATCTTTGCCGGTGCGTGGGTTTTTACCCAGCTGACCGCCGAAGCCGCCGCCCCACCGATGCTGGGCGGCGAGTTCTGGATGATTGTCGGCGAGGTATTTGTGAATGTCCTGATGGAAGGATTGGTATATCCCGTAGTTTTCGGGGTTCTGATAATTGCCGATCGGACCATTGGGTCCGATGATGCGCCAGTCGATGGCGGACGCGTAGCTGTGCGGGCCACCGTTGCCGCCTTCGCGCTGACCGGAATACGCCTCGACACGGTAGCCCTGGGGAAGAAACTTCGAAGCGAACTGACCGGCCTCGTACTGAGCCTGTCGATTGGCGCCGAGACGGCCGCCGATGTTGTGGTAGTTGCCGACCTGCGCGGCGCGGGCGTCGCCGGGAGTAGCATCAGCGGAAGCACCGCCGCCACCGCCACCCATGATGTCATGCATCGTCTGTAACGGCGTAAGCGCTGCAGACTCAGCACCGTGAACAGCATCACCACGGCCGGTCGCCGCGGCAGCTCGATTGAGCACGTCAGCATACCGCGCACTGTCGGCGTGAGAGTAGTCTCTGCCGCCGCGCTGCCCTTTCCAGAAATTGTAAATCTCGGCCGTGCCAGGGATCGGCACGCGACCCGGTCCGCTAACATTTGGGTCGTTGCCGCTACCTTGATCGGTGCGACCCAGAATCATATTGCTTCCAGCCCCAACCTTGGCAGCGGCAGCATCAAATTGCTGTGCCTCTTTGTTGCTGATGTTTCGCCATCTCCAAATACCCCTCCGCATTTTATTGATCGGACCATAAAATCCGCTGGTCAATTCCTGTTGAACGGTATTCCCAACCATCATCGATCGATTGATTAAAGCCTCGGTCGTTGGGACCGGGTTTCCCTCGGTCGCCAGCATTTGATGAAATAGGCGTCTGGTCTCTGGGTTGTTTTGAATTTCAGCAATGCGACTGGCGCGCATCTCGGCAAGGGTGTTGCCGCCGCTGCCTTTCTGCATGTTGCCGACCCACGGCTGATCTGGCTCGGGTGTCCCACCACCACCACCACCGCCACCGCCGCCACCGCCGCCATAACGCCTACCGCGAGTGCCGCCTGGACCGGTCCCGGTGTGACCACCGGCGCCCGGCCGGAAGCCGCCATAGCCGTAGCCAGCGCCGCCATGGCCGCCACCGGGTCCCCAGCCTGCACCTGGGCCGCTGCCACCACCGCCGCCAGGGCCAGGACCGCCGCCGCCAGCTGGTCCCAAATCAAAACCAGAACGACCTATCGGCTCAACCCCGGCTTCCGCCGACCACGGAGCCTCGCCAGCACCCGGAGTGAAAGCGAAGGGGCGACGGCGATCCTCGATGTTCGATGAGGACGGCCAGTCCATCACGCCCATGGTGTCGGCACCGCCGCCGAACGGGCTGCCGCTGCCACCGCTCATGCCACCAAACGATCCGCCACCGAACCGCAGCGGTGTGGTGCTGCCAGGGTTCGTATTGAAGGTGCCGCGGCCAGGACCTGGGGCATTGCCGCGGGAGGTGGCGCCCGGCCGATGAATGTTTTTCTGCACCCGCTCGTAGTATTCCTTGGGTCTCTCACCCTTCAGCCCAGAAACGAACTTTCCCATCGATTCGCCCATACCGGCGTCGAGCTGTTCGAACTTCTTGATCGCTTCGGTGAGTTCGTCGACTCCCCTGGAAATCGTATGGAGGACCGGACCCACGTTCATCGCGTTACCGGCTTCTACAAAAACGTCATGCAATGAGGTGCTGAGTTGCTGAATGCCCGCCGCAACGCTCGGCTTGAATATCTCCCACTCCGACAGCTTGCGTGCTTCCTCTCTGGCCTCCTTGAGCTTGCCGGAAGTCGTCGCGTCGCCAAGGTTCTTGAGGAAATCACGACCAGCTTTATCGCGCTCGAACATATGGTCGAAGGCTTCTCCCGCTGGCTTGGCGTCCTGCACGATGTAGTCGAATAGGTCCTTGACGTGCGTCTTGCCTTCCTGCACCTCCTGAAAAAATCTGGTGTAGTTGCTCATCTGCTTTTCGTTGTCTTTCATCTCCTTCATCGCATCGATCAGGCTTTGTGCCGCCTTCATCGGATCGCCACCGGCAAAGGGGGTCGTCGCCGCAATGATGTCGGCGATCTGGTCTAGGTTCTCCTTGCCATGAATGCCGTTTTTCCGTGCCCACTCGGTAGCCGCGCCGGTCGCTGCAGCAATACCTTTGGCCGCCACCTGGGAGCCGTGCGCTAATCGATCGAGATACTCGGGGACCTCGGAGAGCTTCATGCCGCCTGCCACGGCCTGATTGACCGTGTTGAGAACGTCGTCGAAGCTGTCGCCGGTGGCTTTGACCTCCATCTGCATTCGGTCGAACGATCCGATGAGTTGATTATTGGTTTTGAGCACTTTCTCAAAATCCGTCAGCAGGTCTTCGGTGCCCTTACCAACCAGAGGACCAAGCATCTTGAACTGTTCGATGCGTTCGTCGATCTGCGCCTTGTTGATCTTGCGGGTCGCCAGTAGCCGATTTTCAATCGTCTCCAGCTTGCCGAATTCGATGATGGATTTTTCCACGAATGCAGTGACGAAGCCGACCGTCAGGTATTTCTTCAAACCTTCGCCAAAGCCGATGACAGCGTTACCAGCCACGCTGAAGGCGCCAGTGAGTTCTTCGTTGCCCTTGCCAGATGTGCGCTTGGCGAGCTTCTCGATCGCCGCGGTCTGCTTGTCGACGCTCGCGGTGAGATTGGTGAACTGCTGAGTGATCATCTTCGAGGCGTCGGACGCGTTGCGCGCCGCCGACTCGAATGCCTGCTTGGTCTCGTCCTGGCCGGTTATTCGGACGCTATAGTCAACGTCCGACACGTCAGACGACCTTTCTCATTGCCGGCGGCCCGTCCATCGAAACGCCGATCCCGCCATGCGGCGCGGTTGGGGCTGGTGCTGGCGCAGGCGCAGGTGCTGGCGCGGGCTCCGGTTCTGGCTGCGACAGCGTGCCGTCGTGCTTTGGGAAGCGCGGATCGTCGACCGCCAACGGCCGCGATCCTGGCGCCGGCACCGGCGCCACTTCAGGCGGCGTCGCCAGTGGCCGGGCTCCCTCTGAGAAGTCGGATTGGATCGGCTTCGGCACCAAGTTGTACATCGCCAGCAGAACGCGATCGGCGTCAGGATAGGTGATGGTGTTGAGGATCGACTCCGGAATATCGGACAGCTCGGCGAGCAGCGCCATCGACGACGGGATGTCGCCGCGCTGCCACCGGGTGAGAATGCCGATGGTCGGTGACCTGATCTCGATGGCGTCGATGGTGCGCGCGCCCCACTTGAGCGGCACGAACAGCTCGACGCACCAACCGCCGGTCTTGCGAAGCGTATCGATCGCCATGGCTTACGGCGTCCCCGGCTCGATGACCGGGCCGACCAAGATCGGCGCCGCGGTGGCGATCGGGATGTTGAGGATCGCATTGGTATCGGCGTTGCGATCCCAGGTACCGACGACAAAACGATTCGCGAAAAAATCCCAGCTGTAGACCGAGGTGTTTCCGATCACGAGATCGTAAGCGATGATGCCCTTGATCGCATAATTCCAATGCTGGGCACCAGACCTGTTCCAGTTCTGCGGATCGGCAAGACCGAGTGAGCCGCGCATCTTGGCGGTGACGCGCGATGACTCACCGGTCATCCGATCTCGCGCCAATCCATAAATCCAAAAGACGTTCTGCTCGGCCATCCACGACGCGATCAGTGTCGCGGTCTGAACATTCCAACCGATCAACTGAAAGGTGCTTTCCAACTTGGCGAAGATGGTGTCGACCTCCATCGAGATCGGCACGCCAGCGGCGCGGTGGTCGACGAACTGGTTGTTCATCGCGGGTAGCTTGAACTCGGTGAGTTCGAGGTAGAGCCCGTTGTTCACGTCGGTCGGTTCGCGACCGCAGAACATGTTGGCTTGGTCAAGCGTGAGGATGGTCTCAGCCATGTGTCTACTCCGTTGCGTTCCGTCAGAAGGACTGTTGCGTGCCCGCCACCGGGCCGATGACAAGTCTGTTGGCGAAGAAATCCCATGAGTATATCGGGGTTTTGTTGACGACCAGATCGTAGGCGATAATACCCTTTATCGCGTAATTCCAGTGCTGCGCCCCGGACCTGCTCCAGTTCTGTGGGTCGGCGAGGCCGAGCCTGCCGCGCATCTTGGCAGTCACGCGCGAAGGCTGACCAGTCATGCGGTCACGCGCCAAGCCGTAAAACCAGAATACGTTCTGCTCCGCCATCCACATTCCGATCATGGTGGCCGTGTTGACGTTCCAGCCGAGCAGCTGGAACGTCGATTCAAGCTTGGCGAACATGGTG